CAAAAGAAGATTGGGAATTTAAGTGGACAGATCTGTTTCCAACTTGGTTAGTAAATATTTTTAGTTCCGTAGGAGAAGCATTTGACGAAACTCCGTTCCATTGGTATAGTTTATTTCCAGATTGGGTAGTCAATTTTATTAAGGGAGTTAAAGTTACAGGGGGCACTGATGCTTTTGAATGGACAGATCTGTTTCCCGGCTGGTTGGGCAAAATAATTACAGCAGGAGAATCGGCAGCAACTCTTGGAGGAACTGCTGAATTTGATTGGACACGATTGTTACCAAGCTGGATGACATCTGCATGGGATTCCACTAAAGCATTGGCAGTAAGTGCATTCGATTGGGCATCATTACTTCCAGGCTGGTTGTCTTCTGCATGGGGAGGTGTGGAGGCGACAGGAAAATCAATGTTAGAAGGTACGTTTGATTGGAAAGCTTTACTTCCAACATGGTTACATGGTGCATTTGATTCTTCTGTAGCACTTAAAGGAATGGCAGAAGCATTTGATTGGTCTAGACTTCTTCCAGATTGGATGGCTAGTGCATGGGATTCTGCGAAAAAATCAGAAGTAGGAAAAGGTCTTGGTAGTCTTTGGGAAATGATTAAAGAAATCTTTTCTGGATTGATAGATAAAGTTTTAAGTTTGATTCCTGGCAAGGAAACATTCGACAAAGTTATGAAAGTAGTTGATGACCCATTGGGTGCAATTACTTCTTTATTCGGCGGTGATAAAAAAGAAGGAGAAGTTGGCGCATCAGATTTGATTGGAACGTTTGATGTTGGTGCAAAAGAAATTGATATGACAAAATTGAATGAAGCACTAAAAACTATGAATGCTAATCAAGTTAAGAGATTAATGAGTGATATTGCTGAAGTACAACTCAAATCTGGTCTTGAAAATGCACCAGAAGTAGAAGCTGCAATTGGTGCTAGAATTCAAGAATTAAGTGATCAAGAAGGAGTTAAAAATAAGAGTGCAAGAGGTGCAATTGTTACCAAACCAGCATATCTTCCTGCATCTGGTACAGTTGTTGGAGAACACGCATCTTGGTCTGGTGGAAAAGGAGCACAAGCTGGAGGAGTTCCGCCCATTCCCGATGGTGGATCAGAAGCAATTATTCCACTTGATGGTCAAAGAGGTGGGGCTATTTTAGCAGAGGCACTTGCACCAGCAATTGCAGGAGCAATCTTAAATGAATTGATGATGGCAAGAGCAGGAGGAGCCGGAGCAGAAGGTGGTGGGGGTCAAACTATAATTCAAGATAATAGTACGAATCAAAATGTTACTAACAATACAATAGTTAGATCACCTTCCCCCAGCGGGCCTGGATTGCATTTTGAGGGAAGAGATTTTGTTCACAAGGTAGCGTAATGTCTACTACGCTTCTGCTAACTTCTTGAAGTAATCAAGGTTCTCATCTCCTGAAGTAGAAGATTCGACAATTGGTGAACCACCATCAAACGGAATATCATCGTTTTCTACCGATGTTGGTGCCGTCATAGCAGGGGTTTCAATGTTTCCGAGAACCGTATCCAAACGAGTTTTCAACTCATCATAGGACTTGAAACTCTTCTGATCAACGAACTCTTCCAGATCATGTTGTTCACCAAAGACACGTTCCATCTCCAACTCATCTTCAAAGAGTGGGCCGGGAGTCATGAACTCAGACTTGTCATAGTTTGAGAAACCATCAACCTTACGAATCTTCAGTTTGAAGTTCGCACCATCCCATAAATTGAAAACATTAACTTCTGTTTCGTCTTCAAATTCAGGATTGGACATCGAACTAATCTTGTCGAAGATTTTCTTTCCAAAACGGAAAATAAAAACCTTTCCTTCGTTTTGGGGATTCGCCTTATCTTCAACAACGTAAATGTTGGAGAAGTAGGTCAACCTACGTTTCTGTTTGCGAGCAATTTCCTTGTTCGCTTCGATTCCAGAGTTCCAGAGAGTGGAGTTATACTCCGATAGGGGATCTTTTTGACCAATAGTGGTCAAAGAGTTTTCGATGTACCACCCGCCTGGGCCTTGAAACCCATGATTAAAGACACGCACAAATGCTGTCTTATCATCATCTAGTTCTGGAAGGAATCGAATGACAGCGTATCCACTGCCGGATTTGTCGAGTTCCGCTTTCCAGAAACGATCATCATCTCGATTAAAATTGTTTTGGGGTTTGTTGATCTTATCTACTTCTGATTGAAGTTTTTCAAGATCAGTAGTTCGCCTCTTCTTGAGGTTTGCGAATGATGTTGCCATCGTATTCTCCTTATTCTACGTGTTTCAGATTATCCACTTACGCATAATGTAAATCTACTTGTTTCTTTAATATGTCTACGTATTTCTGCTTATTCACATTCAAAAACGGTGCATACTTTAAACATATACTATATAGATCCGGCCAAATGACCGTTTCCTGTATCTTCTCATTGAAGGCAGGAATAAAGTGAAGTATAGAATCCAATATAATAAAGGTTTCTAACGACACTTCTTCGCCAAATACATGACGAAGTACAGGGGGATGTTGTCCATCCTCCACATCGAAAATGATATTGAATTTTTCGTTTTCATCAAACAATGATTCAATTTCATTCTCAAATACATAAGGAAGGCTTTGTATTTTTGCCTTCCACGCAATATAATTATCACGACCTACTGGTGTTGTTATATTGCCGACCCACATGTTTTTTGTCTTGATAAAATTAGAGACAAGAAACTTAGTGAGTTCTTCTTCTTTATAAATTTTTGACAAACGTATAAAATGATGTTTGTCTTTTCGTTTGTCAAAAGAAGATTCGTTTGCACGAACCCTTCCTTTGAATTTAAAATAATCGTATTCTTCCCGATTGAAATGCTGTTTCAACGATAAGTATTTTTGGTACACTTCAAAAGGAGTCACTTGGTATATCATATTGGAAGTTTTGATGTTTTGGGCATGAAATGTAATATTTCTGCCTCTTCCCTTAATTTGTTTTTGGTTTTAACATTAACTAAGCCCGCAACCGTTTCCGATTCAAGACCATTTTCATCTGCATGATAAAGCATTGCATCAAGATAACTCATACTGGTTCTTTCAACAATTTCTTCAATTTCAATATTATATTCTTCAGAAGAATAAAAACTTAGTGTTTCTGACATTATCCCTTTATTATATCAAATAAAGAAACAAATGTCAAGTTAAATCGTAACATCATTACCATTTGCTATTGCTATATTTTCTGTCTCTTTTTGTTCTGGATCATCCTTATCCTTAAACCAATAATCTGTTGCTTTGGCAAGAACGGCAACATAAGCCCCAACCATGATATTAACTAAATCCCTTGATTCGTCCGGCAATACTCCAAAAAACAATAACCATATTAAAAACAAAAAAGTAAAAACTATAATCAAGGACAATGAAAATCGTGCCCACCAATTCAACTTCTTTCTTGTTTCAATTCTTTCATATCTAAGCGCTTCCATCGGATTAGTCTCCCATAATTTTTGTTCTTGGTCTTCAATCATTTCTTCAGGGGTATCAATTTTATTATCCCCCATTTTTATATGTACCTTATTAGCCATATCCCTATCCAGAAAATGGGGAGCGAATCCACTCCCCAATCTTATTTTTTACTTAGTCTCTACAAACTCGTAGAGTTCAGTAGCCTTCTTCTTAATATCCTCAATGGTATAAGATTCTGGCTGAAGTTCTTTCCATAACTTCATGTCTGCTGTACCTTGTTCTTGTGCAAAATTCCATGCATCAGAAACAAAGTTTTCTTTTCTTGATTGTTCGTCTTGGAGATAACCTTGTGCCATCTCAAGTAATCTGAACCTAAGTTCATATGGATTAGACATAATGTCCTTTCTTTGTGTGTGTTATGTGTGTGGTGGCCAGTTCTTCTGTTCCCAAGCGACTGGCCGGAGGACTACCCTCTAACTCGGCTATCGGTTACGCAGCAATTGCGTAGTAAACCGATGCGGAAATATAATCGTTATTGTTTGCGATTATGGTTTTTGCACATTCACAGTCGTTGCTCAACTGGTATCTCTCTTAGTCTTTACTACTAACAATCGATTTCCAAATTCGCCCCCATCAACAACCTATCAGTCCCACAAATCTACATCCCAATCTTCACGGAAATGTTCTTTTCTCAATTTCTTGAGTTTCTTTGAACGTTTCCCAGCTTCATCGTGTTCTCTCATTTTCTGGGAGCTTGGGAGTCTTTCAAAAATACTCAATCTTCTCTTTTCTAAAAAACCTATTATATTACTACTCATAGTTTCTTGGTGGAGGCGGCCGGAGTCGAACCGGCGTCTTGTCTAGTCTATTTCACTAATGTCATCAATACGTAAATATTTATCTTATCCTCTTTGACTAAAATGATATGCTGTACATACTTTGAGAAGTTCATCAACATAATCTTCGGGATTATATTCTTTCCATTCAACAAGTAAATCTACAACTTTATCACCATCCATAAATGGTACTGGTTTTTTGGGATCGTTAAAACGAATAAGTGTACAAATCACAACTTTTTTCGGAACCAAATTATACATTTCAGCCAACATATGACAATATGCTGTTCCTTGTAAAATATAACTGAAAACATATTCATCTTTTTTAATATAACTTCCTGTCTTCCAATCAATGACTGCAAGTTCACCATTATAGTCTGCAATCAAATCTGAAGTTCCTGCAACCTTGAGGTGATCTGACCACATTGACAATTCAATTCCACGAATATTGTCAATCCTTGCATCAATTTGTGGTATGCCTGCAAGAACAAGTTCTTTGTGTTCTTGCATCACACTACTCTTACCATCTTTTAATTTTAAATAGTTTTCATCACCACGTAAATATTTTTCAAGTATTCCATGAATGTTAGTACCACGCCTTGCAGCACGATGTGAAATTTTGTCTGCTTTTTCTTTTCCAATGTTTTCTCTCCACGCTTCAATACCTGGCTTGGAAATCATATGATAAAGAAGATTAGTAATAGATGGATATGTTCCATTAGGAACATGATATACCCTATCTTCACTTGAATTGTCTTGTTCTAATTGGTCTTTTCGATTTTCAAGAAGATCATAATTAAATTGTTTCATATCTAATGAATATCTATTGTATTGTGTAAATGTTTACTTTTTATTTCTCTTAGTCTGTCTCTGAATCCATCATCGATTTTTTTCCTTGCAAAATGCCATGGATCACCAACATATGGTTTTGCAAACATCATTTTAACTTCACCATCACAATCAGAAATTGGACAGGGTTTTTTGATGGGTTCTTTCCTTCGAGATATGGGTAAAGATTCTTCAAAATCCTCACCGCATTTCTTGCAAATATAGTCATAATAAGGCATACTTTTTTCTAATTAAAAACCCGATTCATTTTTTTATCGTAATTATTTCCTGCGGAATCCCAATATGCATATCGGCATCCCACCTGACATTTGAAAAGAGTACCAACCCATTTTTTATTCGATGGGATAGTAACTTTTTTCTTTGGTGTTGTTTTGGCAACCGGCCTTTTCTTTACTATAAATGTCTCTTCATGTATATGAACGACTTTTCGTCTTTCAATTACACAATCTGGACACTCGCCAGTTTTCGTATCAATCCAACATCCGGCAAGAGCATGACAGACCTCTTCTGTCACATATTCGACTCCTGCTAGACCTATTGAACTCAAAGACAGAACAAACCATAATGTAAGTACTAAATGTTTCATTTTTGCTCCTTATTTTAGTGTTACATGTATATTATAACAAATTGGAACAACAATGTCAAGTTTTTTTTACAGTTTTTTTCCACCATAAAAAATATGTCTATCTATCGAAGTCATAATTTTCTTCTTTTTACTCCAACTTGGATATTTTTCCATCCAATTTGCATGATAATACATTGCACCATCAGTAATATCAATTAGTGCTTTGTCATAATGATTAGTAAGAACTTTTATAGCGAGTTCTTGTGAGGATTCCCAAGTTCTACCTTCTCTTGGATTATCCCCCAATCCATCACAGTACCACGAAAATTGACATCTATTTCTCACAGGAAAATATTCATCTCTTTTAAGACTGTAATAGTGTACGCCCTCACGCACTACGCCGCATATGGTATTAGGAAAATTAGCATGAGCTGCACGATTGATCGTTACATTTGCTACTGCTAATTTACCTGCTGTGCTCTCCACCCCTGCCTCAAAATAAATATTTTTTGCAAGACAATTTACGTCTGCATCAGAATACTTTATAATATTATATTCGAGAGGTTTGTAATAGCTTGGTGTCGTAATCTCTTTCTGTTCAGTTTGTATGACTGATAACATCGCTAGAGATGAAACGTTGGCGCTACCTGTAGGTGAAGTCGTATACCATAGTACAGCAAATAGAGCAAGGAACACCCTTACTACGTTTACCATATTTGTACCTTTTTTTGGTTATTAATTTCATTCACAAAAACATGAAATATAAAACTCATCAACCAAATGTAATTATATTTATACGAATATATTGTTCAGCTAGTGCTTTGTTACCAAGCCATACCCCCACTACTTGTTGTTGGAGTGGTGTCTTTTTTCACAATCTCGGCCGGGACTTCTTTCTTTGCCAAAACGGTTTTCTCCCACTCTTCCATATCTGGAAGAAGATCTGGCCAAGTATCTCTAACTAACTTATAAGATAACCCCTTATAAGACAATTTTCGATCCTTAATAGCAAGAATAAGTTTTGCATCATTTGGATCAAGTCTTTCCAAAAGGGCCACAAACATTCCTTCTCTTCTAAGAAGTGGAAGATCGTGTGGACTTGGATCAACAAAATAATCCAACTTTTTTACCTCAAAATGAAGTGAATTTGGAGTTGAATCTGCTATCTGTCCTGGCGTATATGGTGGGGTTCCAGATGGAAGATACCATTTAACGTCTGGATGATAATTCAATTGTAACAACGCTTTAGTTGCAAAATTGTCTCGATCTATGAGAACTTGTCGTTTCTCTTCTCTTGTCTTGGCCTTACCAACCAATTCAAGGGTTTCTAAAATATTAAATTCTGCCATTTCAAATTTCTCCTGTAAATTGTTTATCTGTCAATGCAACGGTTTCTGTTGCTTGATAATAATCTCTATTTTGTAAACTTCCGAATTCTGTTTCATCCATTCCATTTGACCATAACACACCAATATCTGGATAGAATACCCCCACAGACCTCTTAGGAGTTCCGTCAGAGTAATAAGCCATAGCAACACATCTAGGAACTACTTTATGTTCTTCATCCTGCCCCGAAAATATTCCAATCCAATCTCCAGTTCTCAAATAGTGTTCGCAATAACGAATGTATGCTTTACGAGATGCGGCCTGTGTTTCCGCAACTCTGCGTTCTTTTTCTCCAACATATCTACCTCTTCCTTGTTTACCTAAAGCAGCAACCATCTCTTTGTTATGTTTGAGCCATCCCTTAACATTCTTAAAGGAATACGTATCATCATCTGGAAGAACAAGAACACGTTCATTCACATTTTTATATTCCGCTGGTTTTCGTTTCTTTCGCATATCTTTCATACGTTCCCGAAGTGCCTCACGTTGTTCTTCCGTAATCTTACGAGTACGTTTTGTCTTTATTGGTTTGCGTTCTATTTTCACTTTCTTTGCCATTATGATTTTTTCTCCTTGGTTTTTTCAATATTATTCTTGATTGTTTCTAACATCATTGTCCATTGTTTTGCAGTAGTTTCAATATCATAGTGCATATCATAATATTGTTTCTGAAATGCAAGACCAGCCTGAACTGGTGGTTCCCAAAAGTTTTCAATTGCATCTTTCAGAACATACGCAAACTTTCTTGCGTGTTCGGTCTTATCTTGTACAAACCCATACATCCATGCAAAGTTCGCACACGTTTCTGGAAGGACTGCAAGATTTGGACATACTACAATACATCCTGCACTTAACGCTTCGATTGCAGACATACATCCTGTTTCTGCATAAATATTTGGATATGCAAGAATATGTGTTTGTTGAAGTGCAGATCGAATTTCATCGTTAGAAACTGTTCCATGATAATTCACATTTGGTGTTTCTTTACAAGCATCATAAAGAGGTTCCCATTCTTTGTCTTGTGTTTCCCAGCCATAAATCTTAAAACTGGAATATACATCAAGTTCTACATTCTTTAATTTTAATGCTTTAAATGCACCAATCAGAACATCAAGTCCACGATGTGGTGTAGAAGTATATGCAAGTCGAATCGGGCCGTCTTTTGGTTTGGTATGTACAGGAATTGGTTCTATTGCATTTTTCAGAACAACACTCTTTTCATATTCTATTCCAAGATCAAGATGATATTTTTCAAGTGACCAATCAGAGGGAAAAACAAATCTCTCAAATTTGTCTCGTTGTGATTTTTCTTTGAGAAATTGAACCTCTGGATCTTTCGATGTGTCCTGAAACCAGAGTATCTTTGGTTTATCTTTGTACTCACGAACTCTTGAAAGAATGATCTGAAAGTAGTTCCAGAGGTCTTCAGGCACTCTCTCCTTGACTCTTTGATAAACTAACTCACTTCCACCCTTTGCATTCTTTGATTGTTCAACCACATCTCCGCCAGTTGGTGGTGATGGAAGCCCCTGTTCTTTTCTTTTCCGAATTTCTTTTATTTTGGAACCATCGAACTTCATCATACTCATGAAGATTCTCCGATCTTATCAAGGGCCTCTACCTTTTCAAGTGCTTCAAGAGATTCATTTTTTTCTTCTGTCGGCGGTTCTAATTTTTTCTTTCCGAATAATTTTAGAACCGTCTGTAAAATTATATCAAACATTTTTTATTTCCATTGTATGATTATAACAAATTATTCAACAAATGTCAAGTCTTTTTTTTAAAAAAGTTTACCTTGTTCAATGCCATGTAATCTATATTGAAGTTTTCCATCATGAAATACTTCAACATCATCACCATCTAATTGCTTAGTTGCGGCTTCGTTATCTGCATCTATTTTATTAAATTTCAATATTTTTCCATTTTTTGTTTCAACTAGATAAGGGTTTTGCTCATTGGGGGATTGCATAACTGTTCCTTTAAGTGAAATCCTGTCTTACAAATGTAAAATGAATCTACAATGTCAGATACAGGGTTAGAAATTTTGGTTGATTTTGGAGACAACTGACTCTTCAAATCAACATGTGATTCTGACAAAAACGTTTC